GCGTGTAGAAAAGATTGTAGAAAAAGTACAAGAAAGTACAACCGACAATTCAAAGAAAACCGCCTTAAATGAGCAAATGATACAGCAGATAGCTGATGGTTTATCTCAGCAAGTAGAAATATCTAAAGCTACTGATGAAAAACTATCTAGACTTATAGATTTAATGATTGAAAAAAGATAATGGAAATGGTATTCGCCCTTTTGTTTTTAGTTAATGGTGAAATAGTAGAAGATAGAACACTTTATTATTGGAAAAAATCACATTGTATTTATATGTGTCAAGAACTATCAAGACCAAGCATAAACTACGAACCAGTTGAATGCATATGTCAAGTCCAATGGGTAGATGAAACAGACAAAGATATAAAGTGAAACAGTTGGTATTTGCATTAATGTTAGAAACATTGAGTGAAAAAGGTCTTGTTACAGAAGAAGAAGAATACGGTGTGTGGGCTGACTTAAATAAGTGTATTTATTTTGCTAGAAGTATTAGTTTACAAGGTATTCAAGGAGAAGGTCACATTACATTTAGCGAAGCTTTTCCTATACCAGTTAAAGCTTATTGTAAGCCTAAGTATGTAAACCCCGATGAAACTGTAATATTTGATTAATTATTGGAAAAAAATATGATAGTAGAACAATTAATAGCACCTGTATCAGGACTACTAGATAAGTTTATTCCTGACGTAGATCAAAAAGCTAAGTTAGCCCACGAGATAGCTACACTTTCTGAAAAACAACATCAGGAAATAATGCTTCAACAAATAGAGCTTGCAAAGATAGAAGCACAAGGCAGTATGCTACAGCGAACTTGGCGGCCGATGATTGGCCATTGCTGTTGGATTGGCTTAATGTACAATGTAATTATAAGTCCATTTTTAGGTATATGGTTACCAGTTCCAGAGATACAGTCTGACTTGCTTTATCCTGTATTATTAGGTATGTTAGGTATGTCAGGTATTAGAGGTGTAGAAAGAGTTAAGGGGAAAGCATAATGGCTGTTAAAAAGAAAAAATCTACAGTAAATAAAGCAGGAAACTACACTAAGCCTACAATGCGTAAAAGATTATTTAATAGAATTAAAGCAGGATCAAAGGGCGGTAAGCCGGGTCAATGGTCAGCGCGAAAAGCACAGATGTTAGCTAAAGAATATAAAGCCAAAGGGGGCGGTTACAAGTAAGACAACAATATACGTTCATCCTTATTTAAGGACGGAAGTAGGCATGGGGCCGAAGGAACGCGATTGATTAACAGTCAATTACGTTATGGAGGTTAATATGACTAAACAACAAAACACGCAAAAAATATATAGAGGTGTTAGATACAACGCAGTTAGAAAAGAAACTTCTCAATTAAACCAAGGTGTTTATCGCGGAGTTAAGTGGAGTAAATAGGAGAGTAACATGAAAGTAAAAGCCCCCTCTGGTTATCATTGGATGAAGCAAAAGAATGGAGCATATAATCTAATGAAACATACTGGTAAGTTTGTACCACACAAAGGTGCATCTTTAGAAGCTAATTTTAAAATACAAAAGTTACATGACAAAAAGAAAAAGTAAAGACCCAAGAACAGGAACAGGTAAGAAACCTAAAGGTTCTGGGAGAAGGCTTTATACTGACGAGAATCCTAAAGATACAGTTAAAATAAAGTATGCAACTGTTCAGGATGCCAGAGATACAGTTCGTAAAGTTAAAAATGTAAGTAAGCCTTTTGCTCGTAAAATACAAATACTAACTGTATTAGAGCAAAGAGCAAAAGTAGCAGGTAAGAACGAACAAGCCGCTATAGCTAAAAGAGGCAAAGAAGCTATTAGAAGGAAGCACAAAAAGAAATGAAAAGTTTTTTATTATGGGTACATGAAAGTTGGGAACTAGTAATGAATGCAAAAGTAAACCCACTTAGATACATTCCTGATCCTAGTCTACAAGCATATTTTACTATTGTTTTATTTACAATGTGGAGTTGTTTCTTTGGATTACTTTGTTCATATTGGGGTGGGTTGTTTGCAAGCTATGATACTTTTACAAGCATAGTTGTTCATTTATTAATTGTTGTTCCTATTATTATAACTAATGCTGTATTTAAAGAAGCAGAAAAATATAGGATAAAAGATGGCACTTAAAAAATCTCAAAAGTCTTTAAAGTCTTGGACAAAACAAAAGTGGAGAACTAAGAGTGGTAAAAAGTCTTCTAAAACTGGCGAAAGATATCTCCCCGAAAAAGCTATAAAGGCTTTAAGTGCTAAAGAATATGCGGCAACTACGCGCAAAAAAAGAGAAGATACAAAGAAAGGAAAGCAACATTCAAAACAACCAAAACGAATAGCTAAGAAAACGAGGTCATACAGAAAGAAATGAGAAACATGTTTTTAATTTCATTATTTATAGGTGGATGCTCTAATATTAATCAACCTAAATTTGAAGGTGAGTCTTTATTAAATGTAGATACATTTTATTGTCCTAAAGACACGGTTAAATATTGTGAAGGAAGAAATAAAAATAATTTAGAATGTGGATGTGTGACTCAACAATCTTTAAGTCAAGCTTTTGAATTTTTAAGATGAGTTGGTTAGAAGACTATAACGGAGATGGAGCTAAGTGGTGGCACGTTATAGTTTTACTTGTACCAATAATTGGTTTTATTGTTTATGTTCTTTTGTTTGGTGGTGAACCAGAGGTAAAGATAAATGAGTAAAAAGAAAGATTCTAGGTTATCAAGGGCAGGAGTCAGTGGATACAATAAACCGAAGCGTACCCCTAGTCACCCTAAGAAAAGCCACATTGTTGTGGCAAAAGAAGGTGACAAAATTAAGACGATTAGATTCGGTCAACAAGGAGCCAAAACCGCAGGTAAACCCAAGGCAGGTGAATCATCTCGTATGAAAAAGAAGAGAGCAAGTTTTAAAGCAAGACACGCTAAGAATATAGCTAAAGGCAAAATGTCTGCGGCATATTGGGCGAACCGTACCAAGTGGTGAGAGATGAAGAAGTTCTGGAGTCTGTGGGCATTGAGCCTAGGAGAAAATGTGGAAGAAGCAGACTCAGAAGCTCATAAAGTTGCTGTCATTAAGACAGTTATTGTTGTAATAAATCTAATATGTTGTTTCTGTATTATACTAAATACTTTAGTTCGTTATACATGATTCAAAGATTTTAATTCTTTTTCTAAATAGACATGCATTTCTTCTAACTTAGGTTTTGCAAGACCTACTAGTTTTTTCATAATATTTAATTCATTATCTTTAAAGACTCTAGACAAATGATTCTCAGGGACACTACTAAGTTCTGTTATAATAGTGCCACTAGAATCTATAATGACTTTAAAGCTTATGAGATTAGCTTCATTGTATTTCACAAGATGTTCCTACACACGCCAACTCCTGAGAGCCTACCGTATTATCTTCTGTTTCAAAAGCTTGTAACTCTACAGCCCAATCTACATCTTTAGGCATTTCTTTTAAAAGCTCTTGATACTTACTTCTATCTATTTCTTCATAAGGTGCTTGCTGATAAACATGGTCACTATATGGTAGTAGCGATATGCCAGAACAAACATCAAAGTTCTTCCATATCCATTGAGCAACCTCAAGAAATTCGTCATCAGTATAGTAAATAGTAATACTAGGTTTATGTTCGCACCAAGCATCTTGATACATTTTCCAAAGATTTAATTGTTCCATTGCGCCTGTTTGTTTAACAGTTACACTAGACTTTGGAGCCTGTACAGGAAAGCTAAATACTTTAGACTTAGGAGACATTACATCCTGCTCAACAGGAAAACCCCTATCAGACATAAACACAGAAAGAGGGTCTTTCTCGTCCGCACGAACTCTACGAATATAATACTGAGAAAAACGAGGATGGATACCACTAGCACTATTAACAAGTTGACTAACAGTGCCGCTTGGTTTAACGCATGTAATAGCCGTTGATTGATTAATGTCAAGTTTCTTTGCCCATGTTTTATTAGTTTTGATAGCAACATATTTCATCTCTCCTAACCATAGTTCTGTTTTATCACATGGTTTTCCAAGAACAGGATGATCCATAATGCCTGTTAAACTTACTCCAAGCAATGCTTCTTCTTCTGTATTCTTTTTCCAAACACTTCTTAAATACCTAAAGTCCGTTAAAGTAGCTTGAAGAGTTCCTATAATAGCGGCTACTTTTACTTTTTCTTTTAAGGTTTCTAGGTTATCGTCATTTCTAATAACTACTTCAGATAAATTACAAAATTGATTTGACCTAAGTATAATCTCAGAACAAGGATTAGTTCCAAAGTCTTGATTAGGATCTCTTCTATCGTTTCTAGCGGCTATCTTTTGAGCCGCAACCCTGCTAAAGATACCGCGCTCTCCGGCCTTAGATTCATACATGTTCTGCATCTCACTAAGAAAGGCTTCAAAGTCAGGCTTCTCAGTATAGGCTACACTATTGTTAGCTAATCTTCTTTGACCCTCATTGCGCCACCAGTCACCCATCTTAGCTTTACCCATTCTTTGATCCGAAAGATTAGATAAACTAATTAAAGCAGAACGCCTAACACCACCGACAACCACAATGTCTGCAACCTTACAAACAACATCGTGACACTCTATAGAAGTAAGCTTACGTCCTTTTGCTTTTGTAAATATACCAACACAAAAATTAAACAAATCATCTAAGGGTTCAGGGCCAGAAGCTCTACCGCCAAAAGTTTTTAGTCTAGCTCCGGCAGGTCTTACTTTACTTAAATCCCACTTAGGAATCTTACCTGCATAAAGTAAACTAATTAACTCTCTAAATGCAGAAGACCACCCTATCTTACTATCTGCTACAACAATCATCGTATCAGTTGGATGAAAAGATTCAGCAACTTCCGGGAGTTTATTAATAAAGTTTCTTTCTACACTAAAGCCAACACCAGTGCCGCACATAAGAACATACATGAGTTCATCAAAAGACCTTGGAGAATCTATATGCAAATAACTACAATTAAATCCTGCTACATTATCTCTATCTAATGCTTCTCCGGCTGTCATAATACAACGCATAGATGGCATAACATCTAAGTTATAAACAGCCTCATATATTTTCTGTCCTTCTGCTACAGTTATTTGTTCTCTGTCTCTCCAAAATTGTACATAACGATAAACAGTTTCTGCCCATGTTTCTCTTCTTTTATGTTCAGGAAGCCACCTAGCATAACGACTTTTATGTATAAACTCTTGATACTGATCCATTGTTTTATTCTCTATCCTTTGGTTGATTGTCTTTGTGTTTTATTTTTTTTAACTTAGAAGAGTTTTCTATTTTGTTAAACTTTTTCTTACGCACAAACCTATCTCTTCTTTCATCTTTTCTGCTAAAAGTAGTCATTTATTTTCTAAAAGCTCGACCATTTTATTTAAATACCATATAGCCTTTCGAGCGTCCTCTATTGTTTTACCTTTATTAAACAATCTAGATCCTGTGTACTTTAACACATTACCGTGGCAATACCTAACAGCATATTCAATTCCTAACACATCAATTATATAATCAATCGTTTCTATATCGCCTTGATTATAATGCGGTGGGTGGTTCACTGCTTCCGTAATAGCGGTTGAAGCCCTATTCCAATTTAATCTATCCCATTCTTCGGGGGTAGCATCATCTATACTATTTCTAGCCATATCACTTTGCATCCTTAAATAATCTTCTATTTCATTCGACATCAAAACTATCTCTTTTCTTTTCGTTTATCCAATCACTAGGCATACTGTCTTCACTAAACCATTTAAAACCATTAGCACTTGCCCACTCTCCATGACTTCTTTTAGTTCCATCTTTTCTCATTTTAGCTTGCGGCATTGGGGCATTAGGATTAGCAAATAAAAAAACTAACTCTGTATTTTCAGGAAGTGCTTTATTAATCCATACATATTTACTGTATTCAGCGTAGTCCCAAAACCTACCTTTAGCTTCAAGTAAAACAGTTTTGTTTTTTACTTCTTTAGTAAAGTCAGGTTCATAAGTATGTTCAACAACATATTTAATTTTATCAAAATGAAAGTCCCACGAATCTAAAATACCTGTATGTAATTCGTATTCCCAATTAGAGTCATATCCTTTTACAAGATCTTTTTCTACAGGTCTTTTAACTCTTGGTTTACGAAAACCTTTTTTTATTTTTTTAGTCAATGTACAGTTACCTTTTGTTTTTTTTGTATTTCAAAATCAATTAATTGTTTTAGTTTTATCCATACTTCTAAAGATACATTGTCAACATGGCCGCCATCCACAATCATCCAATGACTCAAAGAAAACACACAGTCTTGTAAATTTAATTTTTGTTCGTTATCCATTCAACATCCTTTAAACTAATTGATTGTATTGGTTTAAAAGGTAGTAAATTTACAATCTTTTTTATTTTATTTTTAATCCATTTCGGATTGTAAGAATTTAAATATATAGTTCTGTTAGCATAGAAGTGTGTTTGTTCAGGTACAAAGTTTAAACAATTTTCTACAGATATTTTATCTGCTTCTTCTTGCGGCAATAAAGTTTTAAGCCATTCTACTAATATAACTTTACATTGATTAGAAATTTTTTTAGATTTTTTACCATTCATAATATTTCTTCTACCTGTGGTTCTGATGCAACGTGAGTTAAATAAACAAGACTATTAGAATACTTAAATGTTCTAAGCCCTGCTCCATCATTAGCATCATTATAACAATCGAATTTATACTTACACCAAGCACAAGACTTAGGTAGTTTGTAGTTACCTTTCTTACCTTCTGGTACAGGATCATAACATCTTTCTGGTTTATCATCTAAATCTAAAGATGCTATAAGATTGTTTATTTTATTTTTAATATTAGGTTTGTCTAACTCTTCTGGGCGATGTAAACAAAGCTCTCCTGATTCTTTATTAATAACTAAAAATCCACCGTTGTTAGTACCTTCCGCTTCTTCGTATCCTGCAAGCTGTCCTAAGTATCCGAAAGGATCGTCATCAGCTAATCTTCCTTGTTGAAACTTTTTAAAAGCAAAGTTAGATGCAGATTTAATATCAACCACTTCACCATTAATTTTACAATCCATATGTCCTGTAATGTTATCTACTTTAACTTCTTTCTGTTCATCAGTAACATCATGACCTGCCATTCTAACTAACATTAAAACTATTTCTTCTAAGACATGCCCATACAAAAACTTTATTTGAGATATAGCATCAACAGTATTACTTGAAGTATCTCTTTTCTGATACCACAATTGTCTAGCAGGTCTACCTATGTTAGACATTCTTAGTGAAAAATCACTATCTCTTTTTGTAGGGTTAGACCACGATAGTATAGCACCCTTTAAACCTTCCATAGTCTCGTCTAAGGCACTTTCTGTGATAGGTAGTGGTATCCCATTAGACAAGTCTTCTAAAGGCTTATATACGTCTTCTATAAGGTTTTCAAGTTTTTTCATTTCTATGCTTTGCAAATTTACATTGTCTAGAGTTGATATTAAATACTAATATAACAACACCTTCTTTCTTTTGTTTGTCGGTTCTTCCACTAGAATAGCTACACCTATCTCTTCGTGTAGATTTAACATCTATGAGTTTTATTTCTTTATTTTTAACGGCTATTAAATCTATATACCCACTACCTCCACAATTTTTAAATACCTCGTATCCCTGATCCCAAAGCCAAGTTACTGCATGGTATTCAGCAAAGTCTCCTTTTCTTGTAGAATTAAAAGACTTTCTTGCATCTCCTGATATTTTATTAATGTTTTTCACTTTAGTTTTCCTGTAGGTCAGGATAATACTTAGCATTAAACTTAGCTTGTTGTTCCTTTATGTCTGCTAGTTCTTCGTCCATAAGAGCATCCATTTTTTGACCTACAAACTCGTTTTCGTCTGAGATAGCCTTCCATCTTTTTTCAAGATATTC